CTTCACGCCGTTGAAACCGATCATGATGCGGTCCAGCGCCTGGCGCTTCAGGATCGCATTGGCCACGCGGGTCTGGAAGTCTTTGAACTTGGCCCAGGCATCCAGCTTGGCATAGGTGATGTGCGTGTCGAAATTGGTCTTCTCGCAGCGATAGCGGCTGTTGGTCATGGCCGACGCGTCACGGGTGCTGCGGCGCTTGTCGCCGCGCGTGTCGGTGCGGCTGGCGATGGGACCGGACACGCCCAGGCCGATTTTCTCGCCTTCCAGCTCATCGACGCCGATGATGTTGATGCTACCCAGGAATTCGGACGATTCCTGCATCTTGTCTTCCAACTTCTGCTGCACGCTCGGATCCACCGAGAAGGTGGAATGGACGGTACCGCCGGCAACATCGTTGAGCGTCGCCAGGCGCGAAGTGTAGGCGTTATAGGCGGCGCGGGTCTGATTCTTCATGTGTTCTGCTCCAGTGAAATGCGGAAATGGTTTGCTTCGTGGGCCGGCAGCTTAGAACTCGGTCTGCACGGTGCCGCTGTTGCCGCCACCGGTGGCCGGCGGGCGCTGCACGTTGCTCTTGTCGGTCAGGTTGATGCTCTGGCGGAATTGCTCGGCAGCGGTCGATTCGTCGCCCACTCGCTTTTCCAGCTTCTCCAGACGCGCAACGACCTCGGCGACGTCCTTGCCCGCCTGCGCGGCGGACTGCGCGAACTCGCCGACCTTCTCGGCCACAGCGGTCATGACGGCAACCACGTCGGCGTGCTGGGCATCGGCTTTCTTCTCGCCGCCACCGATGCGACTGAACAGTTGCTTGATGGTCTCGGCCACGCTCGGGCCGTCTTCCTCGAATTCGAGCTTGGCCTCGATGGCTTCGGAGAACAGGTTCTCCGGCTTCAGCTTGCGGGGAGTAAAGGGCGAAGCCTTCGGATTGGTGGCCGAGAACTGCAGAATTTCGGTGCCCAGGCTGGCGGGGCTGTCGGTCACGGCCAGGCCGACCAGGTATGAGCTGCCGGTATCAGCGAATTTGTCGGCCAGCTCGATGCTGGTGAAAATCTTCTGACGGTCCTTGTTCATGGCGATCAGTGCGGGCGTCGGTTCGATCTGGGCGAACAGGGCCAGGCGCTTACCGTTCTCGGTGTCGACCTCTTCGGCCTTCACTGCCAGCACATCGCCGTAGGCCTTGAACGGGCCATCAGGAAGCAAGCTGCGCAGATGTTCGACCCACACGCGAGCGCCGTAGGTTTTCACGTTGTAGCTGTCGGCCATCTGCTGGATTTGCTCGCGGCTGATGCTACGGCCGTCGGTGGTCGCGCCCTCGGTCGCGACGCGGAAAAATTTGCTCTTGGTTGCCATGGATTTTCGCGCTCGTTATCGGTTGATCGGATAACGTCATCTTCTGCCGATGGGCGAAATGCATCAATCAAGTGAGGGTTGTTATCGGGGATAGCGACTCGGCAAAGTCCCCGCTACGCGCGCGCGCCGTCTACGCTTGCGGCATGTTAGAAATTCCAGAAGACATCAAGGACAACATCGACCAGGCGACAGAGCCTCGGCAAGTTGCGCGCCGGCTCTACTTCGAGGGCTGGCGCATCTCGTCGATTGCGCGCCATCTGAAGATCAAGCGATCTACCGTCAATAGCTGGAAGCACCGCGATGAATGGGAAAAGGTCTCGCGCCTTGAGCGCGTAGAGATTGCCCTTGAAGCGCGCATAGTGCAACTGATCGCCAAGGAAGTAAAGGGTAATGGCGAGTACAAGGAACTCGACGCGTTGATGCGTCAGCTTGTGCAAGCGGCGCGCGTGCGTCGCTATGAGCAGCCGGGCGGCAACGAAACCGACCTCAATCCCAAGCTCGCCAATCGCAATGCCGGACCGAAGAAGAAACCGGTGCGCAACGAGTTCAGCGAAGAGGCACAGCAGCGCATCGTCGAGGCATTCAACGATTCTCTGTTCGACTATCAAAAGGTCTGGTACCGAAATGGTAGCGAGCGCACGCGCATCATCCTGAAGTCGCGTCAGATTGGCGCGACATGGTACTTCGCGCGCGAAGCTTTGATCGATGCCATCCAGACCGGGCGCAATCAAATTTTTCTCTCAGCCTCGAAATCGCAAGCGCATGTCTTCAAGCAATACATCATCCAGTTTGCAAAGGACGCATGCGGAGTGGAGCTGTCCGGCGATCCTATCGTATTGCCCAATGGCGCACACCTGTATTTCCTCGGCACGAACGCACGAACTGCCCAGGGTTACCACGGCAACTTCTATTTCGACGAGTTCTTCTGGACGCACAATTTCACCGAGCTGAACAAGGTCGCGTCCGGCATGGCCTTGCACAAGAAGTGGCGTAAAACCTACTTCTCGACGCCCTCGGCCACCACGCACCAGGCCTATCCATTCTGGACCGGTGAGGCGTTCAACAAGCGCCGCGCGAAGGGTGAAAAGGTCAACATCGATGTCAGTCACAAGCGCCTGTCATCTGGCTTCACCGGTGAGGACAAGATCTGGCGCCAGATCGTCACGATCATGGACGCGGCGGCCGGTGGCTGCGACCTGTTCGACATTGACGAACTGCGCGACTTCGAATATTCGCCGGACCAGTTCGACAATCTCTTGATGTGTAACTTCATCGACGATTCCGCGTCGGTGTTCCCCCTGGCCGACCTGCAGCGCGGCATGGTGGATTCGTGGGTTGATTGGGATGACTACAAGCCCTTCACGGCACGCCCCTTCGGCCATCGGCCTGTGTGGATCGGCTATGACCCTTCGCTGACGGGCGACAGCGCCGGTTGCTCGGTGATTGCCCCGCCGCTAGTCCCTAGCGGCAATTTCCGCATCCTTGAACGCCACCAGTGGCGCGGCAAAGATTTTGCGGAACAGGCCGCGCTCATCAAGGAAATGACCAGCCGTTACAACGTGCAGTACATCGGTATCGATACCACCGGCATGGGCGTGGGTGTCTTCCCGCTAGTAAAACAGTTCTTCCCAGGTGCCACCGCCATCAGCTATTCGCCGGAAGTCAAAACGCGGATGGTGTTGAAGGCACAAAACATCATCCGCAGTGGCCGCGTGCAATTCGATGCCGGCTGGACAGACATCGCGCAGTCCTTCATGGCCATTCGCAAGATCCTCACGCCAAGCGGCCGCGCTGTCACCTATGACGCCGGCCGCTCGGAAGAAACCGGCCACGCTGACTTGGCCTGGTCCGTCATGCACGCCCTCGACTATGAGCCCTTCGAAGGCACCACCGCTAACAACACATCTTCCATGGAGTTCTTCTGATGAAACACAGAGCACGCCGCCGCGCGGCTGCATCCGACAACACCCTGCCGGCCAAGGTCGAGGCGCCACCGCTAGCCGTTGAGGCATTCTCTTTTGGCGATCCTTCGCCCGTGCTGGAAGGCCGCGACATGCTGGCCGATGTCGAGTGCTACCGCAACGGCGATTGGTACGAGCCGCCCTTGAGCATGGTAGGCCTGGCCAAGTCCTTGAATGCCAGCGTTCATCATGCCAGCGCGATCTGGTGCAAGGTCAATATCTTGGCCTCGACCTTCCAGCCGTCCGCCATCTTGTCGCGCGGCGACTTCACGCGTCTGGCGCTGGACTTTCTGCTGTTTGGTAACTGCTATGCCGAGCGGCGCGAGAGCATGACGGGCAAGCTCTTGAACCTCAAGCCAGCATTGGCCAAATACACGCGCGTGGGTGTGGAGCCAGGGCGGTATTTCTTCGTCAATGGCTGGCGCGATACCTACGAATTCGAGTGGGACGGTATCTGGCACCTACAGGCCCCCGACATCAACCAGGAGGTGTATGGGGTGCCGCAGTACGTGAGCGCACTGCAATCGGCTTGGCTCAATGAATCCGCAACTCTCTTCCGCCGGCGCTACTACCTCAACGGCTCGCATGCGGGCTTCATCCTATACATGACCGACACGGCCAGCAACGTCAATGACGTGGACAAGCTGCGTGAGGCGATGCGCAACAGCAAAGGGCCGGGCAACTTCCGCAACCTGTTTGTGTATGCACCAGGCGGGAAGAAAGATGGCCTGCAGATCCTGCCGGTCTCCGAGATCGCTGCCAAGGACGAGTTTTTCAACATCAAGAACTGCACCCGTGACGACGTGCTGGCCGCGCATCGGGTACCGCCGCAGTTACTCGGGACCATGCCCAACAACACTGGCGGATTCGGCGATGTGACGAAGGCTGCTGCCGTCTTTGGCTGCAACGAGATTGAGCCGTTGCAGGCGCAGTTCCTTTCCTTGAACGAGTGGGCCGACCAAGAGGTGGTCCGGTTCCGTCCCTATCAGCTTCCTAGCAATGAGGGTAAATAACCATGAGCGATCACGCCGACAACGCGGACAGCCGCATCTATCGTACTATCGCGGCCGGCCTGGCCGCAGCAAGACGAGCGCCAGCGCTGCAGCCTGACTGCCGCTGCCATTTCTGCGATGAGCCCGTAGCCGTTGAGCTGCTGTTTTGCAATATGGACTGTCGTGATGACTATCAGCGCGAGGCAACTGCTCTGCAGCGCGCCGGCCGGCGCAACAGCTGAATCAAAGGTGGAAAAGGAAAAAGGCCTCGCAGCAAACACTACGAGGCGAAGATGCAACACTAGAGGTATTCTCTTGTTGCACCAGGGGATACCCCGAAATGGGGGCACGCGAATGTAACACATGGGATGCCAAATTACACCGGTCGAATGAGAATCCTTGATTTAAACTGAGCAATGCAATAGATTAAGAACGCTACTCCGAACTGTCATGTTTGGATCGAGCCCGCTACCGCATGGTGGCGGGCTTTTTTTTTGAAAGCGTATTCGCGGCGCGTACGCAAAACCATGCAACTATAAGCGAATGCCCTGGCAAGGCGGGCAGTAGGATGTATCGAACCATCGCCGCCCACCGGGCCGCCGCACGGCAGGGGCCCGCATTGCTGCCGGATTTCGCCGCCACTTTCGCGATGAAACGGTGGATACGGAGTTTCCGTTCTGCAATTCCAATTGTCGTGACGATCTCGAGCGGCTCGCAAATGCCACGCAGATTAAGACCCATGAGATTTTTCTCGCGTGCCGGGATCGACTCTTTCGCCTTAGCGCTTATATCCCTGAACTGACGCCAGTTTTCTTCGACTTCTGTAAATTGCGATTCCCGCGACGCGAGATCTTCAAGTGAAATACCTGCGATTTCGGATCATAATAAAAACAGCCAATAATGCCCTGAAGGGCAAGTAGCCAAAAGAGGGGGAGACAGATCATGCTAGAGAGAACTCGCACTCTACTAATCGTTGAGGACGACAAAGATGTGCGCGCTATTTTTGCAGAGCTTTTCGCGCAAGAAGGCTATCACGTACTGGAATCCTCAAACGGAGCTGAAGCGTACGACACGCTGCTTGGCGTCGGCGTTAAGGTGGATGCCATTCTCACCGATCTCCGAATGCCGATCATGAATGGCCTGGAGCTTGCGATCAAGATCAAGAATGACCCGCATTTTTCTTCTACGCCCGTGGTTCTGCTGAGCGCGACTCCGATGCAGAACTCTTGGGAGGCAAGGAGAATCTTTGACGCGCTGCTGGTGAAACCGTGCCCCCTATCATTGCTCCTTTCCACCATCGAGGCGGTTCAGCCCTCAGATGTGAATATCGCATTGCAGGGCGGACATGAAGCTGCTTTTCGCTAAGCTGAGCTGTGCACGTCTGACTCGCGGGCGATTTTCAGATGGGCTCTCCAGATGCCCATACTGCGCAAACTTGTGAAATCAGGATAAACCGTTTTGGTATCGCGTAAGAGCTCAACATTAGAGCTACGGCGTAGCTCAAGCGCGATCCGCCATCCTTCGTCTATCTCATAACCGATGATAGTTACGTCTACGCCCCTGTAAGTGAAGCCGAACGTTTGCGATGTCTTCATGAGTCTTCCAGAAATACTCAGCCAGGCAGGGTCTTTGGACGTCGGCAAGCCTGGTGATTATCTGTGGGTTCTTAAAGCTGGTGCGGTCATTATATGCAGTGCATAGAGCGTTACAAGCTGAGCGACAACTCCCCCATGTTGAGCACAGCTGATGGTCTTCAAAAAAACCGGCATAAAATTGCCGAACAACATCGGTTAGCGCATCGAAAGCTTCCGATGAATATTTGCGGGCAGCCTTCTAGGGAATTTCATTAATCGTACAAATAATTTTCAGGAAAAGCCTGATCAATTAATTGAGGGCTTCCAGGCAAGATGCGGTATATCTTCATCTTCCCTTTTTCTGAGGCCTGTAATGTCAGGATGCGAACGCAATCGCGCCATCCTTGTTGTTGAAGACAATAAGGACGTTCGTCACATTTTTTCAGAGGTATTTCATAGCCTCAATTATCGAGTGCTAGAGGCTTCAGATGGACTCAATGCATGCGCAATCCTACGCAACGCGACTTCCCCGGTACATGTCATCTTAACGGATCTCCGAATGCCCGTAATGGACGGCCTTGAACTCTGCGCAAGGGTGAAAAAAGATCCACGCTTTTGGGCCATCCCGGTGGTCTTATTGACCGCGACGTCTCTGCATAACCTTCCGCCAATGCGCGAACTGTTTTCTGCAGTTCTGGTGAAGCCCTGCCCTTTTGGTAAATTGATTGCGACCCTCGAGGCGGTTCAAAAGTAAGTTCCGTGAAGACTCATTGATTACGAAATCAATGCAGCGGCAAGTTACGGAACCATTGTTGAGCTCGACCGTCAATTTGAAGAGCGCCGGTACAGGCGCGATAAATCGGGGGCTTACTCAGAGAGGGGAATTGCCGATGATCTTGTTCGCACTGTCGTAAGACGCTGTATGCCGCGCGCGACGCGGGCCGCCCGTGCCGATTCCGTGGCTATCCGAAAATCCTTGGCGGCGCGCTCAGGAAGCCCCGAAGCGAAACACATTCCTTTAAGTTGCTCGCAGAATCCGTCTTTCTCTTCGCGGAGCAATGATCTCGAACTGCCGTTGTTTTTCGAAGAGAAAACTCCGCTGGCTATTTCTAGTGACGACCGCATTTCGCGAGCTCCACTTCGCCATTAAAGCAACGGCCTCTGTAATGCTCCGTTCCTCAAAGAGGAAGCTTTTTGGAAGGCCAGGCACCGGTGGGTCATAGCGTCGAAGTATCAGGTACGTCCCGATATCAACTCCTTTCTCAGCCAGGTATAAATAGCCAATGAGGGGATCAATGCAAACTGAAAATTTAAAAGAAATCGTGGGGCGTTATTTGCTCACGGTGCGTGAAATCGCAAAGAAAGCAGCTCGAGGGGAAATCGTCGGCGACCTATTACGGACGCAGGTCAAAAAATGTCTGATTGAGATGCACGCGGCAGGAGCAGAGCCTGCCGATATTCGCGCAGTCTTCGATGATTTAGAGGGTTGTATCTATGGCGATTTCTGTATGTTGGAGCCAAAATTCTGGCAACTGCTAATGACCGTTAAACTCCACGTTGAATTTCTTCTTTTTATAGAGGAAAACCATCAGTCGGGCGCTACTTCGAGTGGGCCTATCGGAGACAGATTTAGCCTCCATTAATTGACTGATGCGGCCAATGTTTCGCTGCAGCTGGAAGTAGGAAGACCTTCTGCGGCGGCTCAGCCTACAATTACGCAGTTCCGACCTTTTTCCTTGGCCTTGTAAAGCGCCCCGTCCGCTCGGCGAATAGCGTCTTCTTGAGTTAGGTCTCCAATCGACGCTACAGCCAATCCTACGCTAATAGTTATATTTTTTACCGATGGAAATTCAGCCGTAGCGACCATTTCGCGGATCTTCTCTGCCACAGTAAAGGCTTGCTTCTCCGAAATAACAGGCGCGAGCAAGACAATAAACTCTTCCCCTCCGTATCTGGCAACGAAATCCGTGCTCCGCAAAGACTCCGAGACAAGTGCCGCTAGTTTTTGCAATACTTTGTCGCCCGCCTCATGACCGAAAGTATCGTTGACCTTCTTAAAGAAATCGACATCAACCATCAAAATGCTATATGCATGTGATGTCCGCTTCATCTGCTTAAATGCGGCAGATAAGCGCTCTTCAAAATACCTTCGATTTGCAAGACCTGTCAGCGGATCCTCCGTTGCCAGCTCTGCCAGCTTAAGATTAGCCAACTTCAGCTCGTTGGTCCTTATGTCCACTTGACGTTCCAGGGACTCGTTAAGCTCGCTCAATTCGTGCTCGCGATCCAAGAGCGACTCTGTCATTGTATGGAAGGTGTTATACAGCTGCGCTAGTTCTGCAGATCCAGCGCCTCTTGGATCTGGGAAAGCAACTTTGCGCTCACGCCGAAGAACTTGCTCGGCGACTTCAGCCAAGGCCTCAATAGGCTTGCAGAGTTTCCTAGCGAAGTAGAGTGCTCCCAGCACCATCAGGATGCCTGCGACGAGCCCAAGAGCGATGAGCTTATAACGTAGTTCATGCACAGGCCCGAATGCAACTGCTGCGGGCTGGCGCACGACAATCTGCCAGTCCAGCTTCAAGTCCATCGCGGACTTTACGGGCACCACACTCATCAGATATTCGCCGTCATTTTCCCAATTTAATAACTCAAAGTGAGCAGACGGCTGGCGGGCATCTGGAAGCCGCGTCGTCCCCATCTTCTCAAATGGATAGAGGATATCCCCTTTACTATTGACGACGAATATCTCCAACCTTTGATCGGATTGCGGCTCACGAATTTTTTTCACCACGACGTCGCTCACCCAGTCCCAGGAAGCATGAGCACCGAGTACACCTAAGACCGTACCGTTTTGGTCGTAGACTGGCGAGGAAAAATCAATAAACCTTAGCGGTTGGTTCGGTTTTTGTTGAGGCAAATGCTTTGCCAGCAATACCGCTTCGTGGACGTCACCAGCATAAGCGCCGGCTAAACCGGCCTTGAACCAAGGTCGCTTGGAGACACTTTCTCCTAACAAAATGCCATCCGTGGCTTGAGTCACTTTCCCAGTTGCGTCGCCAATACCGATCCAAAGATATTCGTTGTGAGCCTCTTTCCGAAGCTGAAGCATCTGCAGTACTTTTGGATCTGCAAGCCGATCGCTTACCAAAATTAAAGATCTTGCGAGAAGATCGATTTCTAGCGAACGCTCTTCGACCTCTACAGAAAGTAACTGAGATGCAGCAAGCGCTGTGGAGTACAACGCTTCGCCGCGGTTGTTGACTATCGCCCCGGCCTCCTCCCCGACAAAGTAGCCTCCGACGACTGCCAGCCAAAACGCGATTAGTCCGCCGAAGAGCGTCATTAGCTGCGTCTTGAAATGCCGTATCCGTAGCAATTTGAACAGCATGATCTCCCCCCCCGGCTTTCCTTCGTTTTTCCACCTACGGCGGATTCTCTTTTTGCGAGACAGATGCTTTTCCCGTTCTCAAAAGTTTATCAAGAACAAGGTCGAAATGGGGGGCTCATTAGAATCTTTGAGGCGATTAGACGAGCTGAATTATTTCCTTACGGAAATATTTCATAAAAATACACGAATCCTTACGCTCGCGCCTTGGCGCGCGGTTGCCCCCACCCCGCGCCTGCCCGCTACATAGGTCGGTTTTGACTCAAATTTGCGTCACGCGCCGGAGCCCGACCAGCCTACCCCGGCGCCGTGCCTGACGGACATTAAATCTGACGCATTTTGACGCGGCTACGCAAGGCTATTTTAAATTTCATTGAGCAAGGTTGCCCACGCCTTATTCATGCGCTCAAAGACGCTTTCGTAGAGTCCGTCCTCGAAGATAGCCACGTCCTTAACTGCATTAGTCGCCATGACCATGATCTTCACCGCCTCCGACAATAAAGCGATAACGACTTCCGGTGTAGTCTCCGCAAACACTCGAAGTCCGCCATTTTTGTGACCGTGGCGCTCAGAGAGGACCGCTAAGTCCCAATGTGCCATGCTATTGAGCGTCAAATATGGGACAGCCAAGAAGGGCAAGTTTGCCTCGGTGATCATTTTGCTAACCACCTTTTTTCGATAATTGGCCTTGCGTAGGGCCTCGCGTTCTGGCGTTACGCGCGCAAGCCATATCCTCAATTTCTGCTGAGATTCTTCGGTCAGGTGCGGATCTTCGAGAAGTTCCGAACAGATTTTGTATTCTCCATCCAATTTGTCATGTTCCATCTGGCGGAGATGCTCTGTCCTATTTCGCAGCATCGTCATGTTGACAAAAGACTCCAGCATGGCCCTGATGTGCAGCGCCGCGTGTGTCTCCATTTTCGCGCGAACCAGTATGTTGCAGGCCTGAAAGCTTTCAACGATGTTCAGGTATATCACAGCACAAACACGTTCCGTCTTAAGCGTTGACGGCCGCATTTTCTCGATAAGGTCGAGAGCAGCGAGGCCAACAATTTCGGCTGTCGCTTTATTTAGAGCGGCCCGCTCGTCAACCGATAGCCGATAGGCTTGCTCAGATTCCTTTTTCATTTCGTCCCAACGTGACTAGATGCACACGCGCTCATTTGCAATTACGAAATCTACTTCGCTATGTAACGAGAAAGGATAAAAACCGCCCGCGCTGTGGCCTAAGTCCCAAAACGGACGTTACTTATAAGCTTTTCAGCACTTGGCTCCGGGGCGCAGAAAAGGGAATTCGTCAAAGCAAATCGATTCCATTTTCTTCATAATTTCTACGTCTCCGCTGCTGTGAAGCGCTATGCAAAGATAATAGTTTTTTCCTTGATGCTTCGCGAAAATTATCCATTCGCCAGTTAGCTTGCCATCGTCATAGCGCTCTTCCAACGATCCCTCGACAAGCTCATTCACCAGTTCGGAAAGTAACTCTTTTGTGATAACTGGATGTTTGGCGGGATCAAGCACTTGCTCTATTTTTTTTCTAAGTTGGCCATTTGACAGAAGGTGATTGGCAATATTGTGTCCAACGAAATGAGCCGAAAAGAAGTGCTTATGCCAGAATCCGCGTAAAGGCTCACGAGTGAAAGGCGTCGCTGGCTTCGTGGTCATCTGAGTTTCGCCAGCCTCCAGGTCAATGATCGTTTGCAACACCATACCTGGTTCCACACCATTTAGTTCCGAATGCATCAGCAGGTCCGCTTTGAACATAAGGCTAAACCTCCCTGGCGCAATAGAATCTACGTTATGCACTCTTGCGAACGCTTCTACTTCTTTCTGAGAGACTTTACGAATGGGAGTGGGGTCGCCCGAATGACGGAACGTAAACGTGCGCTGATTCATATTGTTTATCTATACCGGCGCAGAAGAGTCTCAGCGGGGACTGGTTGCGTTCTTTTTCAGCCAAGAGTATCTCTCTTGCCCGGCGGCTTTGACGCGATACTTGTCCAAAGTCTCTTTCCTCGAAACTTCTAGCAGATCCTGGTCACCCATGAGCTCCAAGTGATAATTCAACTTCTGCCGATCTTCTTCAGCTAAATTCAGCAATTCAAAGATTTGAATAAAATTCAGTGAGGTAGCAGAGTTTTCCACCATAGAAATCAAAATCCCGTCCTGAAAAAAAATGTCTTGCTTCATTTTTCTCCCAATGTACTGAATGAATTAGCGAAAAATTTAACGAAAATAGCTGTTTGTTTCTATCCTTCGCGATCACGTGGCTCTTTTAGATTCAATGCACGAACGAGTCCGTCATGCACTTTATACTCGTCCGCCTCCAGAAAGCCCTGCGACGGGTAAAAACATTTATAGCGCCATTGAGTCGATTCACCCACTTTAAAACCAATGATCGAGTTATCGAAAAGGAATCGCAAGTTGCTAGACATATCTGCCGCAGTTACGCTCTTCCCAAGTTCGGTTTTCACTAGTTCTGCGTGCAACTGCTCCTTCGTAAAATTGGTGGAACCGGCATTTTGGATGGCGTTAAACAGATCTTCGATAATCGGCTTCTGAACCTTCCATTCGTCGAGAAGTTCTTTTTTGAGCCACTCGGAATATCCTGGTTCAGCCGCGTATATTGCTTCAACTTCCAATTTTTCCGACGGTTGTGCTGGTGCCTCTGCAAATGGGTCACGGGCCGAGTCTCGCATTGCGTCTACCACCCTGCTCAAAAGTGAAATCGCGTCCCGCGGCCGCATCATAGTGCGCTTGAAGATATAACTCGATGGCTTAGCACGTTGCCGCATTTCCTCTTTATCAAAGAGGCTATCGATATCCGCAATTGCCGGCTTATTTTGTAACTGGCCGTGGTAGTTGACGCGCTTTAATATCAGATTCTGTAGCGACGCTCTTTCCCAATTAAGAAGCGCCCCGCAGTCCTCACGCAATTTGTTAGAGTCATTGATACTGAGCACATCAAAGATATCTTCCCGAAGAAACACGATCGGACGGATTGCTCCGGCATACTGCGTGCAAATAGAATCGGAAGCGGTAATCAAGCCAGCGATTACCTTTTTGGAAGTTTCATAAGAAACATCATCCCATGCCTCGTCAACCCTATCGAAACAGATGAAAATCTTGGGCCGCTCATGCAAATCTATAGCGAGCGTCCGATCAAAATAATCGATCAGATTTTCTATATTTTGCGAAAGATGGTCTTGTAACGACGGATCTCCTTGCAGCTGATCAAAAGTAATAGAACCTGCATCAGCAGAAATGCCCCCGAAGTCCCCATCTTCGATATCAGCACCAATCTTCGGAAGGCTAAGTGCACTTAACGAGAGGAGCTTTCTGCCAACGATCTGGTATATCGATGGAATCGGGGAGTCGAACAATTTTTCCAACAACCGATGAGCTGCAGTCAGATGCTTCGGTGCTTTCTTTTTGTTTTCCTCGTACCAGGTATAAAAGGCCTTGATGCATTCAATCAGGATGACGAATCTCCATGACTGTTTGTAAAGCATTGATTCGGCCTTCCCGCTGTTAATCAGCAGGCTATGAATATTCCAGTTGTAGTCTTCAAACGAAAGCGATACGAGTATGTTATCCCGTCCCACGAAGTCATTTTTCTTCGTGCTCAGATGTTTGAATACAGCAGTTTTGCCAGCTCCTTTGCGCCCAAGAACCAGAAACGACGACGGGCTCTCCAAGACGGACTTCAGCACGCCATTATCGTAAAAATAGTTTCCGAGCAAATCATCCCGCTCTGCAGAAACTTTTCCAAAGTTAATCCATTCCAGAATCGGCACGCCCCCTCCAAATGATGTTAATGTGGCAACATTGTGTTAGAAATCTTGTGCTCTAACTTTAGCAGGAACGAGCTCAGCATTCGCTTACGTCAGCGAAAATTCTGCTCCGCAATTCCAGATCGCCCCGTACCATAAGTGGCCTTGCGGGCCGCGAATTTCGACAATTGCGGAGCACGAAACGCCTTAACCTATTGATTCTTAAGAATTTCCTCGCAGATTCGTAATCAGTAGGTCGACGGTTCGATTCCGCCCATCAGCACCAGCAAATAAAGGTTTCCGGCATATGCCGAAAACCGGTTTGGGTAATAAACCCCAACTTGGGTAATAGAATTAC